ACCGCCGACACCAAGACAACCGAGGTCATCCCCTGCATAAGCGACGCGGTTCGCATCAAAGCCGTCGCCAAAGTCCCGCATTACACGCAATATCCGTTCGATACCAATGATCCGTTATGGTCAGAGTTCAACGAAGCGGCTCGCATCGCTATTGCAGAACGAATCGAACCACACGACTTCATCTGCCTAATCGGTGGCACCGCCCAAAAGCCGATTGCGGATGCCTTCCCTGCCCATATCTCAGTTGAATTTGGTGTTGGTTATGGTGGAGTATTTTCAAAATATCGAGTCTTTGAATCTTATGCTTGGATGCATTCAATCTACGCAGGAAACCAAAGTCCAACATCTGTAGATGGTCGATTCTTTGATGCGGTAATCAACGGTTACCTAGAACCTGAGATGTTTCCATTAGGTGAAGGTAAAGGAGATTATTATCTCTACATCGGTCGGATTATTGACCGAAAAGGTTACAACATAGCTCAAATGGTTTGTGAGAAATTAGGCAAACGATTGATCTTGGCAGGACCCGGTAAAGGTTCTGGCTATGGTGAGTTTGTTGGATCAGTATCACCTGAAGAACGAGCAGAGTTGATGGGCAATGCCATAGCAACTTTTGCACCGACTCTTTATATAGAACCATTTGGCAACGTGGTCATTGAATCTCAAGCATGCGGAACTCCAACAATAACAACCGATTGGGGAGCATTTACGGAGACCAACATCGATGGTTTAACTGGTTACAGATGCAGGACTCTGGCTGAATTTATGGAAGCGGCTGAAAAAGTTAAAGATCTTGATAGAAAAAAGATCAGAGACTACGCAGTCCAACGTTATTCACTTGATACAATAGGGAAGCAATACGAAACTTATTTCAAACGGTTATTACTGCTTTGGGGAAGTGGCTGGGATCAACTTTAAGGAGTAAACATGGCAGCAACAATGCAATCTCGCGCCCTAACTCCAACTAAAATGTTGCCATATCCATCAATGGCATCCAACATCCAGCATTTTGCATATAATGAACCTGGCGTAATCTACAACAACAAAGATTTTACTTACCAATACACCGCATATCGAGGCAACGCACTTCCTCGTAATAGACGAGGCGTAGTTATGGAGAGCAAATAATGGCAGTATATGACTTAGGTGACGTTGTTCCATTAGGCGTCAAAATTACCGATGCAAATGGTAATTTAGCCAATGCAACAGTAGTGACTTGCACGATTACTTTGCCTGATGGATCATCTGCAACTCCAACTGTTACTAATACCCAAACCGGTATTTACGATACCGATTACACACCTACAATGTATGGACGCTACGCTGTCCGCTGGGTTGCAACAGGAACAAATGCATCTGCATATGCCGACGAGTTTACTGTACGAGACTTTACTGATCTTGGAATTGTCTCACTTGATGAAGTAAAAGCACATCTAAATATACCTGCAACTAATACAAATAACGACGAAGAGATCCGTCGATTTATGGATGCTGCACAAGATCTTGCAGAAAACTATGTTGGTTGTGTGCTTGGACGTAAAACATTTTCTAGTGAAAAATATGATGGCAACACCGATATTCTACGTATTAGAAATCCACGCGTTATCTCTGTTACCAGCGTTTATGAAAATGGAGTTTTGCTAACTAACGCAGACTACATGGTTGATCCAACAGGTCAACGTTTGTATCGTCTTGCCAGTGGAACCTTAAATGTACCAAATTGGTATGGAGTGTGGGCTCCTGGAGTACAAAATATTGTAGTTACATATGTTTCAGGATTTGTTATTCCACCACCATCTGCAAAGCAAGGTGTTCTAGAGATCATTCGTCATCTATGGCAAACACAACGTGGACCAACGTCTGTTGTTGGTCGTAATCAATCAGGTGATGATTTCTACCAGACACCTACATATTCATTGCCACGTCGAGCAATGGAATTGCTTGATCCAGTATCTCTACCAGGACTTGCATAATGGCAACAGAAGCAGGCGAGGGTTTAATCGATGCAATGGTGACTGCATTTAGATCTGCTTCATCATTATCAGATGTTACCGTATACGATGGTCCTGAAATTGACTCATCTGATCCATTAGTTTGGTTAGCTGTAGGTCATGACGGAACTGAAGATGGTGACGTTGTTGCCATAAATTCAACAAATCAGTACAACCAATTGGGTGCCAAAAAGATGTTTGAAGAAGGCACTATAAATTGCGTACTTGATGTTTGGAATGGCGACGTAAATATTTCTGAACTAAGATCTCAGGCTCGAACATATATGTCAGCAATTGACACAATTATTCGAACTGATCCATCTTTTGGTGGGGTTGTACTATTCTCTGGACTATCATCTCAGGTTCTTAGTTATTCTCAAACCAACCAAGGTGCAGAAGTAAAAATAGTTTTTACTGTTTATTACAAGGCCAGAACATAGGAGCAAATAATGGCAAAAGTAAAAAATGTTTCATCGCTAGGCGACCTAATTGTTCCTAGCCTTGGACTTGAAGTAAAAGCAGGTGAAGTGATTGAAGTTTCATCAGAAGCTGCAGAATCATTACTTGCACAACCGGACAATTGGGCGGCCGCCGATAAAGCAGCCGTTTCAGTAACCCCATCTGAAATAGGAGAATAATAAATGGCTATCGGCTCTGGTATTGGTTCGCAATTAGGTATTGCGGCCGAAACAACTTTTAATACCCCAGTAACGGTTTCTCGTTTTTATGAATTCACCAACGAATCTCTAAACTACAGTAAGAAAACTGCAGTCGGAATGGGGCTTCGTGCTGGTGGACAACTTCCTCGTTCACAACGTCGCGTTGTTACAACGACAGAAGTTAAAGGCGAAGTAAATCTAGATCTTCCAACTCGTGGACTTGGTCTATTGCTTTCATTAGCAACTGGATCAGCACCATCACCAACAACAGTGGCAAGTGGCGTTTACAGCTACACATTTACACTTGCAGATCTTGCAGGTAAATCATTTACCACACAAGTTGGTGTTCCACAATACGGCGGAACAGTTACACCAAAAACAATCAGTGGTTGCAAGGTAGATGGTTTTGAACTTGCAGTAACTTCTGGTGGTTTAGCAACAGGTAAGTTTACAATTGATGCTGCAGGTTTCACAACTGCAACAGCATTAGCAACTGCTTCATATTCTGCAGCTACCAACATCTTTCACTTTGCTCAAGGAGCAATTACAGTTGATGGATCGTCTGTAGCAAATATCAAAGACTTCTCTATGAAGGTAGAGAATACTCTTAAAGATGACCGCTATAACTTAGGTGCTGCAGGACTTAAGGCTGAGCAAGTAATCAATGGTTTCCGTAAGATCACAGGTAAGATCACCGCAGAATTTACAGATACCACACTATTGACAAAGTTTATCAATGATACTGCAACTGGTTTGGCATTGACTTTCACTGGCAATACCATTTCAAGCACTTACAAAGAGACATTGTCAATTACTCTTTCAGCTGTAAAGTTTGATGGAGACACTCCACAAGTTGGTGGACCTGAAGTAATCGATGTCAACTTCTCATTTGAAGCATATGACAACGGAACAGATCAACCACTAACAATCGTATACCAGACAGCAGATTCATCACTTTAATGGCCGATAACGTCGATTATGATGTCAGCGAGTTTGTAAAGTTCTACAAAGCTGTCGGAAATATTGACGTGGAGTTAAAAAAACAACTCCGTAAAGCCATTATGGAATCTACAAAACCTATTGTCCAAGATGTAAGATCTACGGTTCTCGCCTTGCCTTCTAAACGTTCTGTTACAAGTACGCGTAAAAAGAAAGGCGAGACCTTAGGTCTTAGAGCTTCAATTGCTGCAGCCACAAAATCAGAATTTGATGGCAATGCAAAACGAGGTGCACTTGTTCGTATCAAAGTATCTGGCAGTAGGTTTCAAGCAGTAAGCGGACGATATAGAACACTTCCAAGATATTTAGAAGGACGCACAAAGAAAGTCTGGAGACACCCAGTTTTTGGAAATAAAGAAGTCTGGGTAAGTCAAAATTCTAAGCCATATTTGTTTAATACCGTATTAAAATACCGTGATGCAGTAGAAAGATCTATTGCAAAAGCCGTGGACGACACACTACAAACTATAGACAACAAAGTAGATTAACAGGGAGAAAAAATGCCACTAAAATTAAGAGGCAAAACATACGTAATTCCTAATGAAGGAAATCAACCAGCACCAACTGGATCAGAGATCATTGAGATTGAAAATACTTTTGGTTTAGATGGATTACGTTTGTTGGCTTCGTTGCAACCAAAAGCAATTGAAGTTAAAGGTTATACAAAGACAAAAGCTTTATACGCAATTACCTGGATCACTCTAAGACGAGCAGGACACGTTGTTTCATTAGATGATGTATTGAATGAATACAACATTGAAGAAATTGCAAATGGATTTATTGATGACCCAAAAGAAATAACCGAAAGCTTATCCGTGGCGGAGCCTACGGTTTCATCAGAGAACACACCGCTCTCCTCTGCCACACCTATCCAGGAATAACTCCATTTAATATCTGGGACATTGAGTACGAACTTTTAGTAGAATTAGTCAAAGCAGCGCAATCAGAATAGGAAGATCATGGCAAAAGATACCTCGTTAACGGTCAGTCTTTTTGGTCGTGACATTACTCTGAGCAATGCGCTTGGCAATGCAGGAAAATCAGCACAAACTACTGGCGAAAAGATCGATGCTGCAGGTAAAAAAGCTGCAGTTGTTTTCACAGCTGCGTCTGGTGCTGCTTTATTATTTGCCAAAGCCGCAGCCGAAGATGAGAAAAGTTCAGTACTTCTTGCCAATCAGTTAAAAAACGTTACAGGTGCAACTAATGATCAGATTGCATCAACTGAAAAATGGATCTCAAAGACCACTTTAGCTAGTGGTATTGCTGACGATAAACTACGTCCAGCTCTTGCTCGTCTTGTTACTTCTACTAAGAATGTTCAAGAAGCACAAAAGTTGACAAATCTTGCAATGGAAATTGCAACAGCAAAGCATCTAGACGTTGAAGCAGTAGCAAATGCTCTTGCCAAAGCACATGATGGAAATATGGGTGCATTGAAACGTCTTGGTGTAAGTTTAGATGAAACAACTATCAAGAACAAAGATTTTGAAGGTGCAGTAAAACAACTTGGTGAAACTTTCAAAGGATCTTTGCAGGCTGAATCTGAAACAGCTGCAGGTAAAATGGAACGTATTCAGAATGCAATGAATGAAGCCAAAGAAGCGATTGGTTATGCTTTCCTACCTGCATTAACTTCAGTAGCAAATGTATTCAAAGGTCTTGCTCCACTTATCACAGAACATGCTGATCTTCTAGGTAAGATCATGATGGTTGTAATTGGACTATCTGGTGCAGTTGTAGCATTGAATTTAGGTTACAAAGCTTATATTGCAATTACTAAAGCCGCTGCGGTTGCTCAAACATTATTAAATGCCGTATTAAGTGCAAACCCAATTGCGTTAGTGGTAATTGCCGTTGCAGCACTTGCAGCTGGTTTGATCTACGCATACAAACATTCAGAGACTTTCAGAAATATTGTCAATGGAGCTTTTGAAGCAGTAAAAGAAACCGCTAAAAGCGTTGCAGAATTTATTGGAAATGTTTTCAAGACTGTATTTGGTGGAGTTAAGTTATATATCAACACCATCATTTCATTAGCAAATCTTGCAATTAGCGCACTAAATAATATCCACGTAAAAGTACCAAGTTGGGTACCGCTAGTTGGTGGAAAAGAATTTGGTTTTTCATTGCCACAAATTCCAAAACTTGCTGAAGGTGGAATTGTAAGCAGACCAACTCTTGCAATGATTGGTGAAGCAGGCCCTGAAGCAGTTGTACCACTTAAAAAGGGTGGATTAACTACACCGATCAATATTTATGTAAGCGGATCTGTAATTACTGAAAGAGATCTTGCAATTAAAGTACGCGATGAAATGGCTCAATTGCTACGTCGCAAAGGTGCTCCAATTAGTGCGTTAGGACTATAAAATGGCAGCATTTGACGGTACAAATGGTCCTATATTAAAACTTCAATTCCTAAAGTCTGGCACTTGGACAAACGTAACCACAACAGATGTTAGAAGTATTAAAACAAAACGTGGTAGATCTAGACCAGATCAACAGAATGATCCAGGTCAAGCCGTAATTGTTTTAGATAATAGAACTGGCATTTATGATCCAGACTATACTGCAGCAAGTACTTGGGTCGTTAGTGGAGTAAGCATCCTTAAAGCAGGATTGCAAATGCGCATTATCTGGACATGGTCTGGAGTTGACTATGTTTGGTACGTCGGATACCTGGAAACAACTGATCTTGATTCAGGCTTTGATGCAACTGCAACAATGACGTTTGTCGATGGTCTTTCTTTATTGGCAAATGTTCAAGCACCTGCATTGGCAACACCATCATTTTCTGAAACCACAGCAACACGAGTTGGTCGTATGCTGACATATGCCGGTTGGACTGGATCATCAAGTTTGACAGGTTCTGTTGTGTTACTTCCAACATCTCAAGATGCTCCTGTGCTTCAAATGATTGAAGAATGCATAAATGCTGAAGCCGGACGTTTTTATATTAGCTGTGATGGAGTCGCAACATTTGTTCCATTAAGCAATAAATTCAGTCGTGTAACCAGATTACTTCTAAGCGATTCTCGTGCTACAAATACGGTTGAATATGATTCAATTAAAACTACTCCAGGAACTTACCAGGTCATTAACCAAGCGGTAATAAATAGACCAAGTAAGATCCAATATACATCTAAATACACCCCTAGTGTGAATACTTATGGACTTAAATCAAAAACATATACCGCACCGGTTAATTCAAATACAACAGCAAGTAACTTGGCGGCGTATTATTCAAGAGTATGGGCAACTCCTACAACTTTAGTTGAGCAAATAGGTTTTGATTCATTTGCTCTAGGAGCTTTATATCCAGATTTTCTTGCACTAGAAATTGGAGATCAGATCACTGTTGAAAGAACAACAGTCGATGGAAGATCTTTGACTTATTATCTAGTAGTTGAAGGTTTTACTCATGATATTACAGATAGCAAATGGCGTACTGAAATACAGACGTCCACTATGAATCCTTACACGATAACACTATAAGGGGACTATCATGCCATTAGCACCGCAGATTACAAATACACCTAGCACAATTACGGTAAATAGTGATTACACAATAAGCAGTGTATCTAATGTGCAGCAAACAACTACGTTTTTCCAAACTACAGCACCAAACGCGGAATCTATTGGTGATCTTTGGTTTGATACCGATGATGGAAATAAGCAATATCGTTGGGATGGAACTAACTGGGTAAATGCTCAAGATGGAGCAATTGCACAAGCAGCAGCAGACGCGGCCGCAGCATCTGCAGCAGCATCTGCCGCACAAACATCTGCAAATGGCAAAAACAAAATTACTTATTCAACTTTAGATGCATCTGGATCAGGTACAACCGCAGGAGATGTTTGGTTTAAGTACACAACTGGTGGAGTCATTACTGCACAATGGACCTGGAACGGATCATCTTGGGTATCAAATACTCTTAATTCTACTGTAATTGCAAGCCTAGATGCAGGCAAGATCACTGCAGGTACAATTTCGGTTGCGGTCACATTATCTGCAGCAACCATTACTGGTGGATCAATTGACATAAATACAGGAACTTTCAAGGTAACAAGCTCTGGCGTTGTAACAATAAGCGCTGGAAGTTTTGATATAAATTCTGGTACATTTAAGGTTACATCACTCGGAGACGTAACCATTAAATCAGGAAGTTTTAATATCAATTCAGGTCAGTTTGTTGTAGGAACTGATGGAGCAGTTACAATCAAAGCTGGAAGTATTGACATTAACACCGGAACTTTCAAAGTAACTACTACCGGAGCTTTAACTGCAACAAGTGCAGATATTACTGGTAAGATCAATGCAACTTCAGGATATATTGGAAGCTCAACATCTGGTTGGAACTTTACTTCTAGTGGATATTTGTACAATACAGATAGCACAACAATTCTTTATCCAACCACAGCCCCTGGTGGATCTGCAAATACTTATGCTTTTATTACTAACCGATCTATTTCATGTAACAAAATTCAAGCTAACAGTACTGCAACCGATGCGTTAATTATTTCTGGCGGCGGAACCGTTTCAAAACTTCTTTATATGGGAGATCTTGAAATTGGAACCACTGCAAATCTTTATGGTGGATATGGTTTAATCACTGACTGGTCACCGAATAATGGATACGATAATAGCGTTGATCTTGGTCAAGCAACAAGCAATGGTGCATCTCAGAACCGACGTTGGCGTAGACTTTATTCAAACAACACAACAATCAGCACATCAGATATTAGACTTAAAACTGATATTTCAGATTCACCTCTTGGACTAGATTTTATTAACTCACTACGTCCTGTCAATTACAAGTGGATTGTAGGAAAAAGAGAACCAGTACTAGATCAAGACGGAAAACCGGTCATAACAGGTTATGATGATATGGGTAAACCGATCATGGAAATGACCGAAATACCTGGAGTTAGACTTCACTATGGTTTTATTGCTCAAGAAGTTAAACAAGCATTAGACGCTAGTGGAGTAACTGATTTTGCTGGTTGGGTTCAAGATGATCTAAACGATCCTGATTCTTACCAGTCATTATCATATGAGCAATTTATTGCTCCATTAACAAAAGCAGTACAAGAACTATCGGCTAGAGTCAAACAACTAGAGGGGAAGTAATGGATCAACAAGTCGAAGTAGGGGAAATTCTTGCTAACATGAGAGAACAACTCGGACTCTTGATGCAAGAAAATGCTATATTAAAAGCAACCATCAAGAAAATGCAACAAGAAAACACAGCCAAACCATAACCTAAAAGGTGCAATAAATGATAGATGCAAACACCGCAACAATTGTTTACTCATACTTCTTCGTCTTAGTAGCAATTTTTGCAGGGGGCAGTTATATAGCCAAACATTATGTAGAAAAGCAAACTGAGGAACTTAAAGATCAATTGCAAAAGATCATGTATGCTCTCTACAATGATGGAAAAACAGGACTGATTAACAAAGTAGACTGCCTAATAGAACGCCAACAGGAAATTAAAATCGACGTAGAAGTCATGAAATCGAAATTTGAAGAGAGATGACACAAGCAGAGAAATTTATCCAGATACTCACCGCCGAAGCAGGTTACAAAGAGCAAGGCGGAAAAGACGGTAAATCTGGAAATATAACCAAGTACTGGGATTGGTATAAAAAGAAAACCAAAAAAGACTTCCAAGGTAATTCTTGGTGCGGTGTTTTCCTAGATTGGGGTATGAGCCAAGTTAAAGGATCAGCTCCAAGTACAGTTTACACTCCTGCAGGAGTCGAAGGATTCAAAGGTCGTGGACGTTGGTCTAATGCAGCAACAGCAAAACCAAAAGTTGGAGACTATGGATATTGCAACTTTGATGAAGATCCTGAAGTAGATCATGTATTTGCAGTGGTCAAAGACAATGGAGATGGAACTGTTACTACAGTCGAAGGCAACACAACTCCAGATGGAGTTAAAGGAAGCCAATCAAATGGCGGACAAGTTGCAATAAAAATTCGCGCTTATCGCAAAGACAATAAGAGGAAATTACCAGTCTACGTTGTAGGATTTGGTACACCGAAATGGAGTGATAAATGAAAAAAATTAACCCAAAAGTATTTGAAGTATTCGGCAAATGGTTAGCTGGACTTGTAACAGGTGCCATTGTTGGTATTGGTAAGTTTCCATTAGATCTTACTGCTCACGACTGGAAAAACATTGCAAACACAGTGTGGCTTGCGGCTGTTCCTGTAATTTACAAGTGGGCAAAGCCAACAGACGATCTTACTTTCTTAAAGAAGTAACATGACAAATCAGGGGAACTTATCTTCTGCCATACATGATCTCCTTGAAAACAAAAGAGATAAAAAATGTATACTAGGCAAACTTCTCGATGATCTGAAAGATCCTGATTTAGAAGCAATGAATACTTTATTAGCTTCAACCGTCTCGCATGCAAAAATTGCTGATCTACTAAATAGCAATGGAATTGTTATTGGCGAAACTGCTATTTGGAAACATAGGACAAAACGTTGTCCATGCGTGAGGCCATCATGAGTTTAGCCGATGATGCAAAAAACTTAATGACGCAAGAAGATGCGACAGTTGCAGAACTCCGTCAAGCTTTGGTTAGAACTCAGAAAAAACTACAAAAGGCTCAAGAACGTACTGAAGAACTTGTAGAAGCAACTATCCAAGCTTGTAAAGATGCGACGATTGCACTAGGACCAATGAAACCAGTTGAAGGTCCAAAGATCGATAAAAGACGCAAACGCGCCGAAGTTGCTTTGTGGCATATGACTGACTGGCAAGGTTCTAAAGTAACTCCTAGTTACAACTCTGAAACCATGAGAACTAGAGTTATGGAGTTTACTAAAAAAGCTACAAAGATCACAGAGATCCAACGCCAAGATCATCCAGTCAATGATGTAGTTATATGCTTTGGCGGAGATATGGTTGAAGGACTTTTTAACTATCCTGCACAATTATGGGAAATTGATCTTAGTCTTTATGACCAATACATTGTTGTTTCACGTTTGATTGTAGACGTAGTCCGACAAGCGCTTTCTGTTTATCACCACGTTACTGTTATTGCAGAATGGGGTAATCACGGTCGAGTTGGATCAAAGAGAGACAACGTACCTAAGTCGGATAACTTTGATCGTATGTGTTATGAATTAGCTCGTCAATTACTTTGCTCTGATGAATCAACTGCAAAACGACTAACATGGGATCCGCTTCATGGCACTGAAGATATTCAAAGGATTGAGATCGGCAACTATCGAGCTTTGCTTATGCATGGCGATGAAGTTGGTAGATCTGGTTTTGCTTCTCCGTCCGCGTGGCAAGCAGCAGGAAATCGTTGGAAAGCAGGAGCATACGGTTGGGACTTTCAAGACATCTATCTTGGTCATTACCATCGTCATGCGCAAGAACCCCTCTCCGACGGTCTTGGCGCTATCTATTGGACTGGTTCCACGGAATCAGATAACAGATACGCACGGGACTCTATGGCGGCTTCGGGTGTTCCTAGTCAACGATTACATTTCATAGATCCAGAACGTGGTCGTGTAACTGCTGCGTATCAAGTTTGGTTAGATTAAGGGGTAAACCATGCAAAGAAATAAGATCTTAAATGAAGCAGAACATTTGATCTATAACGATCGAGCTCAAGATTATGGTCACCCATCTATCAACCACTTGAGAATTGCAAAACTATGGTCCGTTGTCCTTGGCGTAGAAGTCCAGCCATATCAAGTAGCATTGTGTATGAATCAAGTAAAAATCTCACGATTGGTGCAAACACCAGATCATGAAGATAGTTATATTGATGCAGCCGCATATATCGCCATTGCAGGGGAATTAGCTACGGAGAGATAATGACAACGATCGTTGCAATACAGCATGAAGATTGGTGCCTCATAGCAGCTGACACTCAGACAACTGGTTATGATCTTGCATCAGATTGTTCAACAATGGGCAAAATTGCTCAGAATGGAAAGTACCTGGTTTCGGCTGCAGGTTTGGTCAGAGGCATGAATCTGATCCAACACGCATTTACTCCACCAAATCCACCTAGGGTCAAAGAACACAAGTTAGATAAATTCATGGTATCGACTTTTGTTCCTGCTCTTAGAAAAACATTTGTTAATTCAGGCTATGACATTAAATCTGATGGAGATCCGGCTAGTCATGATAATGAGTTCATAGTTGCTGTTAACGGTCAATTATATTTCATAGACTCTGCATATGGAATTGAACGAGCAGGCAATAAGTTTTATTGCACAGGAACTGGCATGAAACTTGCTCTCGGAGCGGCACATGCTTTAGGAGTCCATGAAACTGATGATTGGGAAGAAGCTGTAGACATTCTTGAAACCGCAGTAAAAACAGCAATTGAATTTGACATTTATTCTGGTGGAAAAGTGCAGATTGCACTTCAAACCAATGATGGAAGATCTTGGGTAACCGTCCTCGACTGAAGATCTTCAAAAAGAAACCCCCTACCGAAAGGTAGGGGGTTCTTTTTTTATTTATTTACATCATTGCAAGAACTCGTTCTGTCAATGCATTTCCTTGATCTAACATGAAACGCTCAGCGCGTTCTGCATCTGTAACCTTGGAGAAGTTTGGACGAGTCCACTGATCATACTCAGCAAATGCTTGAACAATTCCCCACTTAGTATTCTTGATGTTCTCTTGAGTTGGACCGTTCCAGATATTTAGAAGAGTCTTACGGCGATCTTCAACTGACTCGATCTGACGTGGTGTCATGTTGTTTTCATCGATCGGCAAAACATCTTTGACAATTGCATAGAAGTCAGAGTTTAGAACTTCTTGAGACATTAGATTCTCAGCCATTAGACTGAATTCTTCTGTTGCTGCCAAAGTAATATCTAGAGTGCTGCGAACATCTTCAACTCGAACATCCATACGAGATGTGTGACGAAACGCAATTGATGATGTAGTTGTCCAACGAGTCATACCGTTTGTGCAGATCAAGCGAAGCTGCTTGACTTCAAAGCGGAATGAATCTGTACCGTCATGTGTGTTAGTTGCAGTTAGATATGTATCGACTGGATCAATTCCACCGATGTTTAAGCTGTTAGGTAGTTTTGCTGCAAAAAAGATCTTGCGTCCACCACGTAATTCACCAGCACTTACAATTTTTGCACCAGACTCATATGTAACTGCATCGATAAGATCAACGATTGCAGAATTCTGAACAATTGAATATGTTGGTGAAGTAATTCCAAGTACAGATGCAGATCCGTCATTGTTGATACGAGTTGTTGCAACTTTTCCAGCTACTTCAACGTTTTGATTAGAAACGTGAGCAAATAATGGGTTGTGCTCAACTGTCCAATTAAGTCCTGCATTTTCAAGAACTTGTGCAGCGGTAAAATCTTCTTCGTTCTTGTTTACCCATGATGCTGCGTTGATCCATGGTGCCTTGCGTGATGTTGCGTTCGTTACTCTCACTTCTTGCCTCCTGTTTTTTCTGATGGACTCATCAGTGACGTCATTTAACGCCAGACACTCCGTAAGGAGTGTTTCGTCCTTAGCGATATCCTGCAGCGTGAAGTGCACGAAATACGTTGCTAACTCGTTCTTCTGTGCGTTCTTTATACAATTCCATTCCTTTTTCGTTATACAAATACATTTCTGCATCTTGTAACAAGCAATCAAGTTGTGCAATTTGTTGTGCATCAAAAGTCACTGTGATTGTGGTTCCGGCTTTAATTCCCATGATTAGCAACCTACCTTTGAAGCAAGTGACTTGCATAGATTAACTAAATATTCATTTTGTTCTAATTTGTTTTGATAAATATATGTTGCAACTAATTGTGAAAGAAATTCTGCATCATTTACATTTACTGTTACTTCGTTGTTTGACATTTCTTACTCCTGGCGGTTTGATCAGCGTGGTTGCTGATGGGATAATCTTAAGGCCATGGACATCCATTTGTACACTTCATTGGAACATATTTTTTAGATCTTTTTTTGGATCCGCCTGTCCAAGTCGAGTCCACCAGATCGGATCTGGGCCACTTTCAGCCGTGGCCGAGTATAAAACCATAGGGGGAAGACCTCGGTCGATCCTGGCGCATCCTGGCCGCATCCCACATGTAAAAAGAACATATGTTCTGGTACCGGTATTGATCTGGGACCTAACAAAAAAAAGATCTTCCAATAGTTGTACATTTGTGCCAAACAGTATAGATTTGTCCATGTGATCAACCGATCACGATAACCGCCAGGAGTAAAAATGAACACAGCAACAAAACTAACAATTGGTTCTTCTGTTAATTGGGCGGAACCAAAATCAAATGTAAAAGCAAATGATGATTACTGCACACAATGTGGTAAAAAAATGGGTAAAAACGGTTTTTATGTTCACGTTTCAATAAGCGGAACAATTCTTCCTTTAGATTTTGATTCAGAAAATTATGCAGTATCGCAAGGTTGCTGGAGTGTTGGAAGTGAATGCGCAAAAGCATTTGATAAAAATGTATTAGGAAAAGTTGGTGCATAATGAATAAGACAGTTTTCTACAACGGATCACATGTTCCAACAAATGCGTATCTTCGTTCAGAACTACGCAAAGCAGGAATTCCAGTATTTCGTGAAATTAAAAAATCAGGTGGACGCGTTGGATACGTGCATTCAAATCGTCGCAAGTCGACAACAAAACATATTCCTGGAATTGAAGCGCAGCAATATTCACAAAATCCATCTGTACTAATTCAGTGGACAGATGGTTGGAAATCAGAAGGACATGAATATACTTTAGAACAACGCCAAGTTTTTGTGGCTCAAGCAATTGAAATTGCAAAATCTCTTGGTTTTGAAGTACGTAACATGGAGGTAAACGCATAATGACACTTACAGAACAAATTGCAAAAATTGCTAATACTTCTCTTGAAAATGCAAGAGTGATCCGTAACTATATTGACGATGAAAATCTCCTCGATTGGTCAGAATGCACTAATCGTGAAATGGCAATGGCTATAAAAGAAGCCGCTAGCGAGTTAGGAGTAAATTCATAATGACAACTTATGTAGTCAGAATTACTTGTTCAGTCGTTGTTGAATCAAATTCACTAGAAGAAGCTAAAAAAGATGCTGAACAATTCTTAAGAGATCAAGACGAAATCATTGATACCGTTATTGTTGCCGCTGTCAAATCTAATTATATGGAGGACTAATGACTTGTAATCTTTGCTATGGTCGTGGTTTTCTTTATTATTATCACGGCGAAGAATATCAAATTGAAGTTTGCGAATGTCAACAGGAGGTAAAAAATGAAACTAACTAAACGCGGTAAGCGAGTACGCGCAATTGCAATTCTTATAGGTTTATATTTGATCTGGCAAGTTGCAACTCATTTATGGTGGGTTGGAGTTGGATCACCATCAGAAGATTTTCTAGGTTATTGCTGGGGATCTTTTATTGAATGCAATGGTTTGTAATTGGCGCGCGTTGGCTGGAGAACCGCCAGGTAAACCAGCCAACCGCGTGGCTAATTATATGCAAAAAAACTAAATAGCAATGCATTGTCCACGGAAAAGTTCTGTGGCAATTTCCAATCAAACTAGGAGAATGGTAAAATGCACAATCATAATGGCCGCGAATGCTTGTCTACAGGAGAGGCAGCAAAACTGATCGGACTTAACTCGAAGACTCTTCGACGTTGGGTTGACATTGGCAAGGTAGAAGGTTACAAGTCAGTTGGCGGCATGCGTTTTGTATACGCAGATTCATTACAAGCAATCATCCAATCACGACAAGAAAGTCAAACCAACTCGAACTAGAGGAGGCAAACTTGATAGCACTAGTTCTAGCTATGGCAATCCACACGACTCCGGTCCATGCCACAAACTATAAAGCAGCCGCAGAGATACCGAAAGATCAAAAGATTTATGCAGCTTGCGTGAGTCACCAGGAGTCCAGGGGGAACTACCGAGCAATCGGTGACAACGAAAACGCACGTGGTCGTTGGCAATTCCTGGACTCCAATTGGAGACGTGGACTATCGTATATGGTTGCCAAGCGATTGATGGACTATGGAATGCCAAAAGAAAAAATGAAACCATTGGTGAAACATCTAAGATCAAAGTCAATAGATGCATGGGAACCCATCTACCAGGATATAGGATTTGTTGCTGCATTGAACGCAAAACATCCTTGGTCCGGTTGGCGCCATTGGGCTGTTGATACGGAATGCAATAAATACGTACCTAAAAAGTACAGATAAGAGGGGAAAATGAAAACCGCCAGAAGTTGGTCTGATCCAAAGCAATTATCTTTATTGCCAGATCCAATAGATGCACAATTTGTGGAATTTCATCACAATAATCCACACATTTATAGGCAGTTAGTCGAACTTGCTTATGTCTGGAAAAATGCAGGACATGACATTTGTTCAATTGATCTGCTAATAAATAAACTACGTTGGGAAATTGGTGTTTCGTCTAAGGGGAATCAGTTTGCTATATCAAACAATTTCGCTAGTCGCTACTCACGACTCATCGAAGCTAATGAACCAGGACTAGCAAACTTTTTCACGAAGAGGACACTAAAATACTCATGGGACTAGAACGAATTGAAACCAAGCGTGGTCATAAATATGAACTAGATGGCAAACCTGTAAAAGGTGTGACCACGCTGATTGGTACTGGTATGCCAAAACCAGCACTTCCATATTGGTCTGCAAAAATGGTTGCAGAATACGTAGCAGATAATTATATTGCTCTCGATAGTCTAATTGCTAGAGATCGAGATGATGCAATTAAACATCTTAAAATGGTTCCTTGGACCGAAAGAGATAAAGCTGCAGCTCGAGGAACAGACATACATGCAATTGCTGAAACTATTATCCATGGCGGAGAATCAGAAGTTGCAGGAGAAATTGTTGATTACGTCAATGGATATGTCAAATGGTTAGATGAGTGGAACGTAGAACCTGTTTTGACCGAAAAGATTTGTGCAAATAGATCTTATTGGTATGCAGGTACTTTTGATGCAATTCTTAAATTTGGCGATGGTCCATTAAAAGGTAAAACATATCTTTGTGACTGGAAGACTAGTACAAACGTATATGGCGAAATGGCAATGCAATTAGTTGCGTATGCCAATGCAGATTTTTATCTTGATGAAGATGGATCAGAAAAACCATTACCTAAGATTGATGGTTTGGCAATTGTTCACATAACTCCTAATGGAACTACCGTTCATGAAGTGACAGATATTGATCTAGCATGGTCATCATTCAAGATTGTCATTGATCTTGCAAATCAAATGGAAGTAATAGAAAACCTAATGAAAAAAGTAGAGGACAATAATGGATAAAAGACTAGAAAACTATGTCGATGTACCACATAGGATTAGATTGTTTTATGAAAAATATCCTGAGGGTTCATTGCAACTTCAACATATTTCGTTTGAGACAATTGGCGAACAAGTAATCGTCATAGGAAAAGCATACGCATATCGTTATCCTAATGATCCGACTCCAGGAGTTGGAACTGCACAAGAATATTTTCCAGGCAAAACCAATTTTACACGTGGTTCAGAAATACAGAATCTGGAAACAAGTTGTTGGGGCCGAGCTATTGGAGCTTTAGGTATTGGAATAGATGGAGCAATTGCAACTAAAGAAGAAGTTGAGTTAGCAATTGAACGTAACAAACCGGATAAGGTAACAATTAAAAGACCAAATCCAGGTTTGAAGAAAATCAAAGAATTGCTAGAAGGTTTCGGACACACACCGGACGAAATACTTGTAGCAGTACGTGACATCATTAACAGAGATATTGTCTCTAGCAATGATCTTACGGACGATGAGATTGAATTTGTACTTCATTATCTCATCGAGGTCAGTTCATCATGACTCGTATATCCTGGGACAAATATGGATTGGAAATAGCGAAAGCAGCCTCCTATCGTAGTGAAGATCCATATTTGAAGGTAGGTGCTTGTGTTCTTCGAATGGATCGAAGTATCATAAGTACTGGTTACAACGGAGCTGCGCCTGGTATTAACATTGTGTGGGACAATAGAGATGCCAGACGCGGCTACGTTATCCATGCTGAAATAAATGCATTGCGTTATTGCACACCAGATCAAACTCGCGGCGGTTACATGTACGTTACGCATCACCCATGTTTGGAGTGCATAAAAGTTATTGCCAGTTATGGAATCAATGAAGTCCACTACATAGATCTGATTGATGGATCTGTTTATGACTTAGAGGCAATTGCAAATATTGCAAGAGAATACAACATTAGACTAATACAGGAGGCAAAAGAATGAGTGCTTTAGATTTGATCTTAAATGCTCAGAGAAATTTACAAAAGAATTCTTATGGAGTGGATATATCTACACTCAATGAAGAAGACAGAGCAAAATATATTCGTGACATGTCATTAGCATTAACAGATGAATTGCACGAAGCTTTGAATGAAACAGGTTGGAAGCCATGGGCAACAAGTCGACATTTTAATCGTCAAGCATTTTTAAGTGAGATGATCGATGTCCTACATTTTTGGTGCAATTTAGTTTTATTGACCAACGTAAGCGAAGCCGAAATTTTGGATGCTTATTTTGCTAAAGCAGAAAAAAATGCCAAGCGGCAATTAGAAGGTTACAACGGAGTCGATGGAAAGTGCAAATCTTGTGGACGTGCTTTTGATGACGTAGCAGTACTTTGCACTCCGACAGTATGTGAGCACCTAGAATGACATACGTAATTGACGATATTGTCACACCATTTACTGATCGAATTGCAAGTCATAGATCAGCTTGGCCTCGCATGCAAAAGTGTATGGCAGAAGTTGCATTTGACCAAACCGTAGATATTGCGTTTGGAGATCCAACGAAAGTCAATGGATCAACTTGGCTTGTATCAACACCGATGGAATTCAAAGGTGAAGTTTTTAATTTATTTGGTGGATATACAAAAGAAGTACGTGACAGAATTGCACGAGTCCTGGACTTTGATTTTGATAACATTAAAGCTTTGGATCTTCCAGTACCTGATATTGAAAAGATCTTACGACCAAGAGCAGAAAAAACTGACTTTAATTTTACTGAAGCAGAATGGTCTAGAATCAGAGATCTTCAAAAATGTGAAGTAATAAAACATGAAGATCTTGTTTTAGATGTTCAGCGTGTGGTCATTGGAGATTCTCACTCAATTTCTAGATACCGCGCTAATACCATTGTTTACCGACATGATGGATTGACTTTATACGGACTATTACAACGTGGGATAAACAGTTATTTACCGAATTTCTACGTACCTCATTTGGTTATAAATGCTGGAAACGTGGATATTAGACACCATATTTTGCGTCAACCATCACATGTTGCAGTAACTAGAAAACTTATTACCGACCTGAGAGTCCAATTAGAGTTTTTACAAAATGAAGGTTTGATTGGTACTTTCGAAGTGACAGCACCATATCCAATTGAATTTGAAGGCCGTAAAATTCCAAAAACTGGATATTACAAAGGTACTGCATTTTTTGGATCTTGGATTGAACGTGACCATGTCAGAGCTTTAATGACCAATGAAATGAAATACCAAATAGAAAAAGTTCATGAGTGGCCACAACATTGGTACATGATTAGTCCTGAAGATTATGCAAAGATCTATATGGAAAAACCAGGATCAGTTCATTTGTCACCAGAATATTATGAATGGGATTTATTAACAAATACACCAAACGAGGGTATTTATGCCACAGTTGATTGAGACCATTTACTGGGAAGATTTTAAGAAGTATTACAACCGTGCTGCAACTTTGCAAAACATAAATATTGCAAGTGAAAAAGGCCGTGATACTTCAGAAGATCTACACGTTGACGATCCATTGCAGCACTACATAACAATCTACGATACTGTAGACCGTGAGTTTGCAGGGTTCAGCAATGCAATTCAGCAAATTTGGTATGGAAGTAAGAATCCAAAAAAGTGGCAGATAGATACCAGATTTGATGGTTATCAATTGCATACTATGGATTGGTTCTGGCTTTTTATGATGCATAGAATTACCGGTTCAGGTGCATCATTTAGTTATGACCATGGTTTTCGAAATAGTATCCTTTCTGATATGGCTTTAGCCGGCGATAACATGATCCATATGCGGCAATATGTTTTGTCCGAATTTAGAAATGGCAGACCATTATTTACAAGTATTGGTAACCAAATACCAATGTTTCCAAAACCTGTTGAACCATTTACAAAAGCTTCTGAGTATTACATTTCAGAATTTATGCCTAGATTAGTAAAAGGTTTTTACTATCACATTATCAACAATCCACTTTCAATGAGTATCAGAGAAGCAGTTGATTGGATCAATGCGTGGCACAAAGATCATGGCATAAAAAGTTTTCATTTTGTTATGACTGCATTTGTTATGGATGTTGCTCAGTATTTTCCTGAGTTAATAGATCCATGGAGTCAGGTAAACTATGGCAAAAACGCAGTGGAAGCTTTGCATTTATTATTTGGAAATGATGGCTACAAAAAAAAGATGGATTTTCTAGATGCCGCAATGGATAAGATCTGTGAAGAGTTTAGAAGTCCATATGATACCAGAGATCTTGAAAGAAATCTTGGTAAAGGTTTTAGTTTAGAGGATGTGGCATGTGATTATGTTCGCTACGTTGAATGCTATGTACCAAAAGGTTATGAACATTTAGAACCTTGGCAAGTCACAAACAATTCAATGATACCAGAACATCCAAAACACTGGACATACCATAAACATGTCGAGAAATGGAATAAAAATGTTTAAGATTACAGACGACAAATCCAGCAAATATGACTACAATACGAGAGAACAATGGCTCGAACTTGCTGGTGATTGGATCGATGAAACACCTGCGCCAAACATCACTACGTTTCATGGTGCAACAATATGGGACGATTCTGTAACAGGGGTCGGTACAAAAGGTCGGTGGGGAGATCTTTTAGTGTCGAAAATGGAATCAGATCATCTTGTCTACGTGCAACCACGTGTTGGTTGGGCAGGTGTTTCATTGTCAGCTTTGGCAAAAAAGTATAACAAAAAGTTAACTTTGTTTATGCCATCATCTAAAGTAATTAGTGACCATCAATTAGTTTGTATTGAACGTGGAGCTAATCCTATTTTTAGACGTATTGCCGCAATGCCTGTTTTGAATAAGTATGCAAAAGAATGGGCAGAAGAACATAATGCGCAATTTGTCCCATTTGGCTTAGATCATCCATTAGTAGTTGCAGCAGGAGTCAAATCAACACTTCAACAATGGGGGAACCGTGAAGAACCGAGAGACGTTGTATCTGTTATCAGCACAGGAGTACTTACAAGAACCCTACAAATTGCTTGGCCTAGTGCAAAATTCCATGGTGTTGCCGTCGCACGTAACTTGCACAAAGGTGAAATTGGACGGGCAGACGTATCTGCATATCATCGTGGATTCAAAGAGAAAGCGGATCACGCAGATGAGATCAACAGAGAAATTGCTTCAGCTCCGACATATGATTGCAAAGGTCTTGAACGTTTTATGTTGGACAAAACCAATGCACCAAAAGAAAAAACTACTTTAGTTTGGAACGTTGCAGGTGAAGTAAAGCCTGTTAAAATGTCTCCTTCTGACGTGGATAGTTACAGGGAATGGGGCGAGTTTAGATGATAACAATTGTTGAAGGTTGTGATGGTACAGGCAAAACAACATTTGCCAAAAACCTTGCAAAGATCAATAACTTGAAGTATTTGCATGCTGAAAAACCAACTACAAACTATTGGTACACAGAATACTTAAAGCCTGTAAATTCTACAAACATGGTTTTAGACAGATGGCATCTTGGTGAAATAGTTTGGCCAGAGATTTACGGTCGAGAATCATTATTTTCTGATCCAGAAAGTTTTGATATTTGTAACTGGACTTTAGCCAAACTAGGAGCAAGATTGTTGCTCTTTGTTCGTCGAGATGATGACATTGCAGATGAATTACTAAAACGAGGCGAAGAAAAAGAAATTGAACACGTTCTAAAAGCTAAAGATCTTTTCCTTGATGCATATAAAAGAGTTAAGTATATGGATAAAACAATTATAGAAAGCGGGACGGTTCATGCACCTAATAACTGAGACTCCAAGTGAAGCACTAGAATTTGCAACCAATTACGTATTGCTACAAGGTCAAGAAATATCTCCTAGAGGTATGAAGACCTATGAAGTTCTCAATGCTACAATTGAAATAACAAAACCGTGGAACATACCATTAGATCTTGAAAACAGAAAACTTAATCAACGAATTGGTGCAATGGAATGCTTACAATTAGTTGGACAAGTATCTGTTCCTGAGTTAATGACACAAACGGCAAAAACTTTTGAGCGGTTTATGGATCATGGTATTCTCTATGGTGCGTATGGACCTAGAATCTACGGCAATTTACATAAAGTTGTTGAATTACTTAAAAAAGATCCATCGAGTCGTCAAGCAGTATTGACCATTTACAATTCTGATAAGGATACCAATTCTGATGTCAAAGATGTTCCATGTACTTTAACTTTGCAATATTTCATTAGAAATAATAAACTTTTAGCAAGAACAAGTATGAGATCAAATGACATTTATTTAGGAATGCCATATGATTTTGTTCAGTTTATTGGTTTACAAGGTGCAATTGCAAAAGCTTTAGATTTGGAAATGGGCACCTATTCTCACACTGTCGGTAGCTTACACGTTTATGATCAGCATGTTCGAGATGCAGAGTTTATCAAAGGTCTTAAAAATAATTATTCAAGCGAATATGTACCATTGTGGACTAGTTCAACAATTGAAGAAATTAGTTCAGATGCAAGAATGATTTTAGGTGGTCTTATTCGACAAAACTGTACCGAATTTGAAAAATTCTTGGCAGGCATTGAACATGAGTAAAGACCCAAATGTTGAAAGATGCCAATCATGTGGTACATGGATTTATATGGATCAGATGATGACTCTTAAAAAGTTATTAGGAGAGACCTTGTTATGCTCTTTCTGTGCAGGCGGAAGAAAGATCAAACATGCTTCCTAATCAGCAAGAAGTTGTAAAGCGTTTGATGGAATTATCACGAATGCTTGACCAAGCAACTGAAGAAATTGCTAAACTAGATCATGATTATACTGTAAAAAAAGCAGTATATGAAAGAGCATTTGCTAACGCATTTTTAACTTCAACAGGATCAATGGATTTGCGTAAACATGAAGCAACCGCACAATGTGCAGATGCAAAATTTGAAATGGAAATAGCAGATCAACTAGTAAGAGCATGCAAAGAACGGATCAACACTTTAAGATCTCAAATTTCCATTGGTCAATCCTTGAGTGCAGCAATTCGCCAACAGTTTTCAGCTGAAGGAATTGGACAATATACATGAGAGCACGTAGCAAAAAAATGTCCAAAATCTACATTGAGCGTAGAAAATTAGTTGCACAAATTTTAGAAGAAAAACCAATGTGTGAACGCTGTGGTCAACGAGCAACAGAAGTGCATGAATTAAAAAGCCGTGCACGTGGCGGTTCAATTTTAGATCCGACAAATTGTGTTGCTTTGTGTCATTCTTGCCATCATTGGGTTACCACTCATCCAGCCGAAGCAAAAGCTCAAGGTTGGTTAAAGAATTCTTGGGAGTAATATGCCAACTTACGATTATCAATGTCCAAAATGCAAAGTGACCATTGAGCATTATTCTGCTTTTAGTGAAACTACAGCACCAATGTGTGATTGCGGTCAAACAATGCAAAAGATCTATTCTAGTCCAGGAGTCATCTTCAAGGGTGATGGTTGGGCAGGTAAATCATGACTCAGGCAAGACGACGCCGTGGTCGTGACACAGAATTGATCTTTGCTGAATATTTGAAGACTCAAGGTTGGATTTATGCTGAAGCAACCAGTTCTTCGGCTCCTGGAACCGACATTACAGGAGTTTTAGGAGTGGATTGGGAATTGAAAGCCAAAAAAGACTTTGATCCTAAATCAGCTATGCGTCAACAAGCAAAAAGACTAAATGATGGAATTATTGGTATTTCAGTGTTGCGACAAAATGGTCAAGGTGAATCTGATATTGAAAATTGGCCAACTGTGATGCCATTAAAAACTGCAATTGAATTATTAAAGAAAGCTGGTTATCAATGATCCGTGATGATGGTATTTATTTCATTTCAGAACGTTGGATGAAAAATGCTGCTTGTACAGATCCATCAGTTGATCCAGATTGGTGGTTTCCTGTCAACGAGCAAAAAACAAACATTGAACTTCAAGTGGCTGTCAACATTTGCAAGGAATGTCCAGTAAGGCGAAAGTGTTTGGAGTTTGTAATGAGTAACTGGCCAATGTACGGTGTTTGGGCAGGTCATACACAAAGAGAATTAAAAAACATAAAAAAGAAAATGGAGAAGCAAAATGAGCATAAACGTAGTGCTTAAAGGTCGAGTTGGTAAAGATCCAGAAATCAAGTTCACGCCAAATAACATGGCTTTATGCCAATTAAGCGTTGTTACTAATGGACGTAAACAAGTAAATGGCCAATGGCAAGATGTGGATACGAGTTGGTGGGAATGTAAAGCATTTTCAGGTTTAGCCGAGGCTATTGTAGATACAGTGCGGAAAGGTCAATTGGTGACGATTACAGGCGCAATGAAGCAAACAACATGGGTAGACAAAGCAGGAAATCAACGCTCGTCATATGAGGTTCTGATTGATTCTATTGCGCCGCAAATTACTGTACAAAAATACCATGGACAAAAACCACGTGAAAAGAATTCAGATCCAGTAGCGTGGGATCCAACAGAGGCGGTTTTCTAGATGTCAGTTAAAGCAATGTCATATGTTTGGGATAATTCACCATATAACGGCAATGCACTGATCGTCCATTTAGCTTTAGCAGATCATTGTGATGACCAAGGAATCTGTTGGCCGAGCCAAAAATATTTAGCTGAAAAGTGCAAAATTAGCGAACGGCAAGTCAGGAGAATCATTTATCAGATGGTCGAAAATGGATTATTGTTTGTTGAAGTACGAGCCAAACAAGGTAAAAACAATAATCGCTACCGGTTGATCTTCAAAAAAGTACAGGTCACCGGTGACCCATTGGACATTGATAATGATGCGATTTGGCCTGTCCAACAGGACACAGCTATGGCCTGTCCAACAGGTCAAGCTGGTGGCCAGTATAACCATCATAAACCATCAATAATCATCAATAAGAGAAGTGAGATGCCACAAGAAGTAAAAGAAATGATTGAACAAATTAGGAGGAAAAATGGACGACAAAGATAAAGCATTTTGGGCTTGGTGGGAAGTTGTACAGAGTTACAAAAATTTGTACAATTTACGAATGGCATTTGAAGCAGGTTGGGAAGCAGCAATAAAAAATCAGGTTGTAAATGATGGAAAATAAATGCTCAACTTGTAAAGGAGCTTCTGAAAAAGGTGCTTGTCCATATTGCCGGAAAAGATTAAAAAAGATCTTACAAGAATTAGTTGCTTTCATAGATCTTCTTAATTCAAGCCCTAGTTTAAGACAGCAAGTCTCTACACAGCAAGAAGGCAGAGGATCTTTGTCAAATTCACTAGTTATCAATGTCCAGATTGTTGATTTAATAGCAAAAAATGGAATTCCTTTAATTTTAGAGTCCTGGGCTAAGATGATTGTAGAAGAGCGCGAATTAAGTCCATCGTTATTAAATGCTACTAAGGAAAAGTCAAAACTGCATTCTGTACAAGCTGTTTTAGAAAACCACAATGACTGGTTAGCAGATTCTGATCTATGGAAAGATTACTACACAGAAATAAAAGAACCGTGGACTACTCTTAGAAGAATTATCCATGGCGAGCGAAAACCACCAAAAAAAGTATCCTGTCCTGTACAAGACTGCAACGGTGTACTACACCTAGAATCTAATGGTGATGTCCACTGTATAACAGATGAATCTCATGCTTGGCAATATGAACAGTGGAGTAGGCTAGCAAAATTACTTGTAGAACCTAGTGTACAATCACAGTGATGTGATTTACAATATGGATCACCGGACTACAGGTGTGTAAAAAATCGGATATAATTAAATGCCATTGAAACCCTGCTTAGATTGTGGTATACCAAACCCTAATAGCAGATGTGCATCATGCCAAGAGATAAGATCTAATAACCAACCACAACGTACACGTGATACTGCAGTTAAACGTGGTTATGATAAAGCATGGTACAAGTTACGTGCACAAATATTAGATCGTGATAAGTGGATCTGTTATATATGTGGCAAAAAGTTAATTGGTGATGATGCAACAGTGGATCACATCGTACCAATCAGTGTGAAT